ATGATACTAGTAAACGCTGCATTTACTGTTAAAGAGGTTGGGGAGGGTGGAGTGCTAAGATCGCCCGGTTCACCATCGTCTGGTGGTATTATACCGTCAGTAACACCAACTGCGCTGTTTGGTACCTTTACAATCCCAGAATCTTTTAGCTCTCGTAAGGTTACTGCTCTATCTAACGGGTCTCCTCGTAAACCTAATCTAATTTCTAATGCTTGTTTTATATCCTCTAGGGCGAGCTTTAGTTCTCTATCTGTCTTAGGCGGGATATTTTTTAGGCCTGGTAGTTTAGTACTCATTATGCCCCTTTTAACTCTTCGATACTCTCCCCTATACAGACTTCGTTTACGACCTTGTCAGCTAGTACTTCTATTGCAAATTTAGTATGCACACTAGCTGGTAGTCGAACCATAGTATCAGGTATATTTGTAGCACTAAAACTAGGTGTAGTACCCGTAACGCTAAAAGCACTACCGCTTGTGGCTATCGTAGCATGGTAAATAACACTACCGTCCCCGTACACTTTAAAAGACACAGGATAGGCCTCTGCATCTATTTTTGCAAATCCAAAACTTACGGGACGAGGAGTATAAAATTCTTTTGACTTCCAGTTATAACTTAAGTTAGTGCTACTACCTTGAAACTTTTTAAGTTTGTTCCCTATAATTAAGTACAACTCATTGTCATCTGGGTCAGTAAAACCACCTCTTACCAAAGCACTCGCTTCTAAGTTTGTAAGAGCAAGAGCCCCATCATCCCTAGGGTCAAAGATAAAACCACCGAAACCAGAACCAGTATTAAAGAAACCGATGTACCTACCTTGCCAATAAAAACCTTCTATAGTATTAGGGTAGTAGTCAGCTTGCCATTGCGCTGGTGTTATTATACCTTCTGTAAGATTCGATGCTGTAGCTCCTGATACAGCTATAAGCCCATCAGGACTAGCGTAGATAACATATTGACCCATATCCACCATTGATCTTCTACTCATACATTTTTCAGCTGTTTCTATTTTTATAGCTACCATAGCTGAGGGATCACTACCTGTTACTAGATAGGGGGTACTAGTAGTAGTGACTACAATACCATTCGACGTAGCTTTTATACCTACAATGGGTTCTTCTATACCTATTCTGTAATCAGCAGGCCATGCATGAGGTTGGTATGGTTCACTAAAACAAACACGGTTGCCAGTAAAACCAGCAAAAACACCGTTTTGCACAGGTATAAGACCTTTCATAGGCCCATCTGGGTACAACGAAGTATCATCGTCTGGTGGAGCAATCCAAGTAGTAGAAGGTATAACTTCAGCTAGTTCACTGTTTTTAGAAGAATCTGTAAAGGTGGTTGTAGCCATAGGCACCTCGCCTACAAACTGAAACTGTGTGGTATTAGAACCTGTGTTCGATCTATATATACGTTTCTTTGCCCCTGTACCAAAGTTTGAATTTGACTTAGTAGTGTTAGTCTCCATTTGGGTTATGTTCACAGTCATGTTATCGTCAGTAGTTATAACAGTAGAAGCTGGGGAAGGAGGCCCCTCTTCTCCATATGCAGATACAAAGGTATACACATACGAAGTTTCGTAATCTATTTCTCCTTCTGAGTTAGCTCCAAACCTAACACCGTTAGCTACGCTGCTACCAGTAGCCGTACTAGTAGCTGCAGCAGATAGCTCTACTGTCAAAGTGCTGGTACTAGGTACTGTTTTTATTTTATAAGTGCCATTTATATTATCAGCAGCTACCCCTGCGGTTGTGGCATACCCTATTAGCGTAACAAACTCACCTGCAGTAGCAGAGTGATCAGTTGCTGAGCCACTAGTTTTAGTAGTAATCGTAATAGTAGAACTTTCATTTACGAAATCTATTACGCCATCAAACTTTCTTTCCTCTACGGCTGTTACAGTTGGAGCCGCAGTAGGGGCAGGTATGCCTAACCTGAAACCAGCAGCAGGGTATACACTACCTGATACGATATCAGAACTTCTGCCCATTTTAGGAAACGTCTGGCCCGACCAGTACACCGTGTCATTTGTTTCTCCAGGTATTGGACTACGTACGACATCTACTTCTTCATCAAACTGTAGCCAACGTTCGGGGCTATCTGTATATTTAAATACACTTTTTCTACTGCTATTGCTTAACGTTAGATGGTCAGAGTTTTCTTTAATTGGTACTATACGCCCACTTTCTAGGTTCACATCACTTGCAACTGTAGCTAAGTCATCCCTTAATAATCTTGGAGATGTTCTTGGTGCTAAACCCCCGAAGGTATTTATTTTAATATACGCCATCTACTTTTCTTTTCAGTACCTAACACTGATTCTTGTAGTTCTAGACTCCTTCTCCCTACTTGTTTAAACCATCTGCTGTCTTCCATCTCAGCGGCCATTTTGTCCCAGTCATGGGCTCTACATGCTTCTAACATATTTTTAAATTTAGATAACCTTGTACCACCTAAATTAAAACACATGTTGACAAGCACGTGTTGTATGTTTTCTGGCAAATTATAAAAAGCTTCTTCGGTACCAAATACATGTACGGCTTCCGCTAGATGCTTATTAAAATCATCTTCGTAGTACATATCTACTACTTCTTGACTAACTGCTGTGCCTATATCCCAGTCATACTCAGGGTCACTGGGTTGGCATAGGTGTCCCACTCCTAATGTTTTGTAACCTAGACTATCTTCGTATATTTCTAAAACCTCACCTTCATGACGTTTTATCTCTTCTTTACATTGCTCTATGTTCATGTCCCCTCCTAGGAAAAGATTCGATCTACACCACTCATACCTATGATGAGTACGTAAAGACCGACTATATATTTAGTATACTTTGCGTCCATTGCATCGAACTTAGCATCGCCCTTGTCTAGTCTTTTTTCTATATTAACAACTTGGCTTTCTACCTTTGCTAATGTTTCTTTTGTTGTAGCCATACTCAGATTATAAGCCAAACAGGGCTGTAACCCCAAATGATACACCAAAGATCATAAGTAGTATTTTTACGGGTAATAAGAATATAAAGAAGACTCTAGCTACTTTACGCTTTTTAGATATTTTTGACCAAGGTGGTAGCCCTGGTGGATTTAGTAAATTCATTATTCAAACTCCACAGTAAAAGGATATAAGGCAGTTATAGGAGAAGTACCTAGCGTTCCTCCAAATCCAAAGGTAACACTCCAAGTTTCTGTGCCACCAAAAGTACTACCGTCATAACTAAAATCACTTCTGTTAAGCGTAGTAGTTAGATTGTAGGATGTAAAGTTTCCCGTGGTAATAGAACCCCCTGGATATAAACGTCTAAAGTACATCTTAGTCCAGTTACTAGCTCCACTAGCTCCGGATGTTATTACAAAAAGAGTGCCTCCAAGAACTGACCTTTGAACAATACCATGTAAAGTAGTGCCACTAGGAAAACTAGCTACATTACTTAGATCAAGTCCACTTGTGCCGCCTTGGTTACCTAAACCAAACTTACCTACAGCTACAGAAGCGCCACTACCAGTGTTTATAGAAGCATAAGCTGTAGCAGTACACACTCCAGTTATATTAACAGTTTGTGAACCTTTGGCAGACCCTGTGCTATAACTGTTATTACCTGTGGTAAAACCTGCAGTACCGCCAAAGTCTTGTGCTTGCATAGTTTGCGAACCAGCTGTGGTAATAACATTAGCAGACTGGTTGGCCCTAGGCGTCATTCTTCTATAGTCATTCCATGCAACATTACTGTTAGACTTAGCACTGACACCTTGGTCTGGTGTACGATATTCTGCTGCTATCTCAGCTGCATCTATATTAGAAGTGTTATCTATAAAACCAGACATTAATAGTACTCCATCTTATATTTTTCATATGTTTCACTATACTCAGATTCTACTCCATCCCAGTTTTCACCGCTAGTACTATAGTTTTGAGTAACTTGACCTAGATGTTCTAAAGTATTCCAATTTCTCACGTTAGATTCTTCTATAGGACTAAAGTGATTTTTATATGCGGTCATAGAATCATTTATAGGTGAACCTACATCTACATAGGTATAAGCTACAGTTGCCCCTAGTTCTTTTTCTGTTCGCGCCCTAGTATTATGGTACTCAGGATCACGCATAAACGCCCTCGTGCCATCCTTATCTGGTGCTATCAGTGTGTTGCACAAGTGCCATGCGTTATCTTCTATAAAACCTAAAGCTATATTTACAAGATAACCGTCTTTTAATATACCTAAGGCAGTTTTATGTTTTGCATAATAAAGACATTTGTTATACCAATAAGTAACCATGTGGTCTTCGTCCATAGACTTTATCTCTTCTGAGGTTAACTTAAGGCCTGGGTAGCCGTATGTGCCTTTATTAAAGAACCCTACCGAACCTAAATATAGTCTTTTTAAATCGCCATCTACATAGATTTCTGTTATGTCATCTACTGTTAGCTTCTTATCTAAATACATTTTTACAGTATATCACCCGGATATCTACTAGACCATATCGTAAGACTGTACTTCGTGCCGCTTATTAGGTCCACACATTCGTGCGGGTGCGTAACAGCTCCTGGAAAAAGTAACAGTTTACCTGCTGGTATGTTTATATTACTTACATCTTGTCTAGGAAACACTAGCTCTCCCCCTACGTAATCATCATTTAGTTTTACAGAACCTGTAACATAAGAAGCATCGTGGTGCAGAGCAAGTTTAGTTTGTGAAGAAGTGTCATACTTAAGAACAAAAGCGTCCCGTAGCCCATACAGTTCTAAAGGTTTCCAATACTTTTCTACTATAGGTTTTATATATTCATCCCAATGCCACTCTAATTCTTCAAACAAGTTTAGTTCTTTTAGTCTTATTTCTTGTGCAGGAAACTTATCGTAATCTAAACTTTGCCAGTTGTTATGTGCATTAGCTATATCAATCATGTCCTTACATTGTGTAGGCGACATAAAATCTACCATTATCATGTCTTTTTCTAGCTGTTCGTACCCACCTAAGTTAGGTAAGAACTTGGCTGTGCTAACGTGATACATCTCTTTATATAATTTTTCAAAGGTTTCTTTTGCATCATCGCCACCGTTACCATGGTAAATACAAGGGCAACAGATACCATTGTTTAACTGCCCATTTATAATTTGTGTGTTAGGTTCGTGCGTTTGGAAAATGTACCCTTCTGTATCTAACACGATGTCATATAGGCCTTCTAAGTATGCTTTCTGATAAAACAGTTGATCGTCGCCGTCATCTGCTACAGTATCTGCCTCTAGTATCGTGCGAAGCTCGCCTACCTCTGCTATGAACGTGCCCGAGTTTAAAAACCTGTAGGGTGTATCTACCGTGGGAAACTGTTCTGCAATGCTTGGGTCAGGCCAACACGTGGCTTCTGCAGAGAATACAATCTTTTTACCAAAACTTTCATACCTTTCTTTTATGGTGTTTAAGTTATCTGCATAGAAAACGTCGTACGCATCTGTGAAGAGTATAGTATCCGTGTCCGTGTATGTAGACAAATGTTCTTTTAGTATGTTTACCTTCATACCACCGCCTGGCCCCGTCATGTCCGTACCTTTCCAATCAACGCCAAAACCCCAGTTGTTGATTGCTATGTTGTGTTTAGCGGCAGACTGGTACAATTTTTTCATTTTGTTTATGTCTGTGCCTATAGTAACTACGTGCATCATATTTTTTCTCCTAATATCAGAAGCTAGTATATCAACACTAGCTTGGTTGCAGGCATCTTTCTGTAAAGCTACAGGTATAAACTTACCAGACTGTATAAGTTCTGGTAAGTATTCGTCTACAGGTATGATGCCCTCCATAATATCTGTAGATAAAAGCTTCTTAGCTCCTTTAGGTGACAACACATAAGCTGTCATATTGTAAGGGTACCAAGGTCTTTCTAGTTTTTCGTCTATGTAAACTGTTTTAGTAGGTTCATTTTCGTTACGTTGTAAATAAACAAAATCCCAATATTTAGTTAAATATTCGTAATACTCTTCATCCCATGTGTCATTGATAATTGCATCGTCTTCCATGATTATGACGCTTTCTTGTTTATCTAAACAATATTGCCAGGCTTTTCTATGTGATAAAAAACAAGCTACTTCTGCTTTCGTTATTGATCTGTTAAGAAAAGGGTCTATCCAACCTTCTCTAGTAGGATACATAGACAAGTCTTCTGTTTGCCCATCTACAGCTTTTAGAAACTCTACTTCTGTTAGATTGTTGTTTTCTGTAAAATATTCTTTTCTATCTGTTCTTCTTTCTAAGTTTATTACAAGCTTTTTCATCTAAACTTTGGCCCCTCTATCCAAGCCACTAAAGATTTACGTATACCTTTTGTTACTGGTTTTACTGTGTGCATAAAGAAAGAAGGAAAACAAAGCACTGTGCCACGTTGTTTTAGCTCTGTTGCATTAGGTTGTTCGTATTGATCTTCAAGTAAAAACTCTCCGCCCTCGTAGTCTGATGGGTCGCTTAGTTGAATAATCACACTTATTTTTCTGTCGTATGCATTTTCTCCTGCCCAAAAAGTATCGTAGTGCCAGTTGTAGAACCCTTCGTCTGTACCTTTGTATATAGTGTATTGCACATCTTGTAGGTAGTTGATGTCAAAACCAAAAGCATTTCTATTAGCTGTAGATGCATAACCATAAATTAAGTCTTTTATCCACTGTATGTCTCCAGCCCAACGTATTTCAGACTTTCTAATTTTGTTATCTACTGTAGTTACTGATTGCCCACCTACTCCAGCTTCCATAGGTGGCAACTGTTCACACTCTTGTATAATTTTGTTGCATGTTGTGGGGCTGACATCCCTAGCCCACATTTGCCAGATTGAATTCATAACACCTCCTGTGTTTATTTCTTATCGTCTAGTTCCTTAATTGCTTCGATAAGTAGTGGTATAAGTTTATCATACCAAATAGTTAAGTATTTTTCGTCTATAGGAGCTTCTGTAACAACTTCTGGTAATACTTTTTGTACTTCTTGAGCACTTAATCCTACTTGCATATCATCATTGTTATAACCAAGCTCTTTAGCTGTCTCGTTCTCTGTGTAGTAATAACCGTTTAACTCTTTTACTTTCTCAAGAGCGCTGCCTATTTTACCTTTAAAGTCTTTTAGTCTTGCATCTGAGTAGTAAGCAGTAATGTTATTAGTTGCTCTAATCTCACCTGCTGTACCACTTGCACTTGTATTGACACCTAGACTATTGACTTGGGCGTTTGAGCCTGTAGAGAAGCCACCACTAGGTCCAGTAGGTCCAGTAGGTCCGGTAGGTCCGGTAGGCCCTGTTGGCCCTGTGCCACCATTACTTCCGTTAGAACCTGCTTGTCCTTTTTGTCCTTTTTGCCCAGTAGGCCCTGTACCACCAGTTGACCCAGTTGGTCCAGTTGGTCCAGTTGGGCCTGTGCCCCCGCCAGGTCCTGTTGGGCCTGTGTTACCTTTTTGTCCCTTCTGGCCTTTCTGCCCTTTCGAACCTGTAGGTCCAGTACCACCTGTAGGTCCAGTACCTCCGCCTGGTCCTGTTGGCCCTGTAGAACCAACTTCACCTTTTTGTCCCTTAGCTCCTGTACTACCGCCAGGTCCAGTAGGTCCTGTACCACCTGTTGCACCGGCAGCACCTTTTTGACCTTTTTGCCCTTTAGCACCTGTTGGCCCAGTACCACCTGTAGACCCTGTTGGTCCAGTAGGCCCTGTGCCACCAGTAGGACCAGTACCACCTGTTGCACCTTTTTGACCTTTTTGTCCAGTAGGCCCTGTACCACCGGCTGGTCCAGTTGATCCGGTTGGCCCGGTAGGTCCTGTTGGTCCTGTGCCACCTGTTGATCCTACTTCACCTTTTTGTCCTTTAGACCCGTTACTACCTGACGGTCCT